TGCGAGTACATCATCGGCAGCTGGGACTGCGCCGCGACGGCCAATGAGCGCAGCCACCCGAGCGCCTATACGCTATGGGGCGTGTTCAAGGCCGAGGATCCGACCAGCGGCAAGACGCTCAACCACATCATCCTGTTGCAGGCGTACAAGGCGCGCATGGAGTTCCCCGAACTGAAGCGCACCGCCAAGCAGTTCTACGACGAGGACCGCCCCGACACGCTGCTTATTGAAAACAAGAGCGCCGGCATGCAATTGCTGCAGGAGTTCCGCAGCATGGGCATCCCGGCCGAGGGCTTCACCGGCTCGAGCCGCGGTAGCCGGGTGCTGTCTAACGACAAGATCGCCCGCGCCAACATGATTGCCGACGTGTTCGCTTCACGGTATGTGTGGTGCCCACCGACACGGTTTGCGGACGAAGTCATGGAACAGTGCGCGAGCTTCCCGGCTGGCGAAGAGGACGATCTGGTGGACTCGACCGTGCAGGCCATGCTGCGCTTCCGCGAAGGCGGTTTTGTCCGCACTGCCAATGACGAGGCCGAGGACAGCGCACCGCCGCGCTTCCGCCGCAAGAGGTACTACTGATGCGCCGGGATGTATCGATCGTCGCCGTGAATCTTACCGGCCGCATAGCTCTGGCGAACGACGACACCGTTTGTGACATCACAAACCTGCTTGACGCCGACGGCGACGAAACAGACAACCTCGATGAAGCTGTAGCGGCGGTAGCCTGTTACGACGATGAGACGTGGTTTTCTATCCGGCTGGACGATTATGAAAAGGCGACACATTGATGGCTGACGCCGCGACCCAGGGGCACGGGATCGAGCGCCCGGACACCGACACACTCGATCCGGCCAAGGCCGTCGTCGTGCCGAAGGAGGACGGCGGCGTTATCGTTGACTTCAACGGCGCGCAGCCCGATCCCGGCCCGGATCCGACGCAGATGGCGTTCGACGCCGATCTCAGCGTGCTGCTGACCGAACAGGAACTTGGGCGCACCGGCACCGACATCTGCGCGCTGACCGAAGAGGATGAGCGCTCGCGCGCCGAATGGCGCGAGTCCTACGCCCGCGGCCTCAAGCTCATGGGCCTCAATTACGAAGAGCGCACCGATCCGTGGGAAGGCGCCTGCGGCGCGTTCCATCCCATGCTGCTCGAGAGCGTCATCCGCTTCAACGCCCAGGCCATGGGCGATCTATTCCCCGGCGCTGGCCCGATCAAGACCGAGATCATCGGCAAGATCACCGACGACAAGGAACGGCAGGCCAAACGCATCCAGACCGACATGAACTGGATGGCGAGTGAGAAGATCACCGGCTATCGGTCCGAAACGGACATGATGCTGTTCAACCTGCCGCTCGCCGGCACGACCTTCCGCAAGCTCTATTTCGATCCGGTGCGCGGCTACCCGGCCGCCGAATACGTGCTGCCCGAGCACGTCGTCATGCCCTACACCGCCGCCGCGCTCGACAGCACGCCGCGCTTCGCGATCATCCTGCTCAAGACGCGCAACTGGATCGAAGCCAAGCAGGCGCAGGGCTTCTATCGCGATGTGCAGGTCGGTGACGGCGTCAACGTCACGACCACGATCAGCGAGGCCAAGGACAAGATCGAGGGCAAGTCCAATTCCAATACGTACAAGGATGCCTTGCACCGGCTCTATGAGAGCCACATCGACTGGTATTTCAAGGACGACCCGCTCGTCACCGACGGCCTGCCGCACCCCTACGTCATCACCGTCGACAGTGTCAGCCACAAGGTTCTGAGCATCCGCCGCGACTGGCGCGAAGGCGACAAGGCGATGGAGCGCCAGACCAGCCTTGTCCAGCACAAATACATGCCCGGCTTCGGCCCGTATGGCATCGGTCTCATCAACCTGCTCGGCGGCCTGACCGAGAGCGCCACCAGCATCCTGCGCCAGTTGATCGACGCCGGCACGCTGTCGAACCTGCCCGCCGGCTACAAGACCAAGAACGCCCGCGTCAAGGACGACAGCACGCCGATCGGCCCCGGTGAATGGCGAGATGTCGATGTCGGCATGGGCGAATTGAGCAGCGCCTTCTACCCGCTCCCCTACAAGGAGCCGAGCACGGTTCTCGCCGCGCTGCTCGGCCAGGTTGTCGACGAGGGCCGCCGCATCGGCTCCGTCGCCGACATGAAGATCACCGACATGACCGGCCAGAACATGCCGGTCGGCACGACGCTCGCCATCATCGAGCGCTCGATGAAGGTGATGAGCGCCGTCCAGCAGCGCCTCTACGAGAGCTTCAAGAACGAGTTCAAGGTTCTCGCCGAGATCATCCACGACTTCATGGGTCAGACGCCCTACCCGTTCGAACTCGACGCCCGCGACCAGACGGCGACACGCGAGACGGATTACGACCAGAAGCGCGTGGCGGTCATCCCGGTCGCCGATCCGAACGCCACGACCATGGCGCAGCGCATCATGGTCGTCCAGGCCATCATCCAACTCTACCAGAGCGCCCCGACTGCCGGCTGGAACGCCAAGGCGCTGTTTCGCGACGCGGTCACCGTGCTCGGATCCGACAAGGGTGATCTCTACCTGCCGCCCGATGAGGAAGTGCAGCCCGCCGATCCGGTCACCGAAAACATGGCGCTGCTCACCGGCAAGCCGGTGCGCGCCGGCCCGATGCAGGATCATGCCGCGCATATCACCGTGCACATGGCCGCGGCGCAGGACCCCAAGATCATCCAGATGCTGACCAACAACCCGGCGGCACCGTCCATCCAGGCCGCTGCCAACGCGCATGTGCTCGAGCATCTCGCCTTCCAGTACCGCGCCGACATGGAAGCGCAGCTGGGCGCGCCCTTGCCGCCGCCCGGCGAACCGCTGCCCGACGATGTCGAGTACAATCTGGCGAGCCTTCTCGCCAAGGCCGCCGACAAGTTGCTGCAGAAGGATACCGCCGACGCGCAGCAGAAGCAGATTCAGGAGAACCTGCAGGATCCGGTCATCCAGAACGAGACCAAGGCCCTCGACATCAAGGCGCAGGAGGCCCAGACCAAGCATCTCAAGGTGCTCGGCGACCTCGACGCCCGCAAGGCCGACCGCCAGCTCGACATCCTGATGACCATCTTCAAGGAGATGGCCGCGACCGAGCGCGCGACGCTCACCGCCGAGGTGCAGAAGGATTCGGAGGCCAGCGATCGTGAACTGCGCATGGCCGAATTGAGCGCCGAACTCGGCACCGGCGTCATGGGCCAGATCGCCCAGTTGATGATCGAGCGCAACAAGGCTGACATGATGAAACAGCGAGTCGTCCCGTGAGTCTCCAGATCCGCACGCGCCTCCCCGAGACGGTCAGCGGCAGCCTGATTGCGCGCGAAGTCGCGCGCCTGCTCAATGACACCGCTGAAGAGATGCTCAGCGGCGTGCCCGTCGAAAAGTACCCGTCGGCGCTGGCGCGCTACGCCATCCTGAGCCAGTTGGCCGGGTTCATCGAGGACGCGGCGCAGAAAGCGGACCCCGACGCCATGGAGACACCGCCCGACAAATAGCGTAATACCGTAACACCTCGCCAGTCCGGCGACCGGGTAAAGGCCGAGCAACAAGGAGAACATGTTGACATTGAACGACCCCCAGACCGTCGCGGAGAAATTCCCGGCGCTCGCCACCGCCCCGACCCCGGTGCGGACCAAGACGGTGAACGCCGACGGCGCCATCACCGGAGACAGTGAAGACCTCGGCGTCATGCACGCCCCGGACCCCGTCGGGCACTTCATGCTCGTCGCCCTGCCCAAGGTCGAACTCAGCAAACTGCTCATCACGCCCGACGCCGTCACCGAGCGCGAACGCGCGGCCTCGGTCATCGGCACGGTCATTGCTCTCGGGCCCGACTGCTACAAGGACCCTGAGCCGATCGTCCCTGACATCGTCCGCCAGGCGCTCGTCGCCGGCGCGCCGGTCAGCGTCAGCCTGATCGCGCCGCGGCCGCGCTTCCCGTCCGGGCCGTGGTGCAAGGCCGGTGACACGGTGCTGTTCAGCCGCTACGCCGGCAAGCGCTTCAAGATCGAGGGCGTCGAGTTCCGCATGCTCGCCGACGACGAAATCACGGCCACCATCCCCGATGGTGCCAAGGTCGGAGGTCTCTGATGGCCCGCGAAAGTTTCCGCCCGACGCCGCGCCCCCGCGGCAATCTGATCGACCTGCCGACGGCGGGGTTCCCGGATCGCGCCACGGTTGATCTCGACAACAAGGACCCGTCGGCCTTCACGGTCATCGAGACGACGCCGGCCAATGAGCCGGACGCCGACGCTGAGACGACCTCCGAGCCGAATGACGATGGCGGCGACGCCGCCGTTGAATCGCCCGGCGTCGGAACGCAGGTCGACCCCGCCAGCGTGCAGAAGCGCATCCATCGCCTCAAGGCGGAGACGCATAGCGAGCGCCGGGCCCGTGAGGCGGCCGAAGCTCGCGCGATGGCCGCCGAACAGGCGGTTGCGGCGCGCGACGCGGAGGTCGCCGATCTGCGCCGGCGGCTCGAGGGCGGCACCGCCGCGCTCGCGGCCAGCATGAAGCAGGATCGCGAGAATCGTCTGGCCGACGCCGAACGGCGGCTGGCACAGGCGCACGCCGACGGCGATTCGAACGCCATCGCCAAGGCGACCAGCGATATCAGCCAGGCGCACGCCGAACTGACGCAGATCGCCGCGCGCACGCCGCGCCCGCAGGCCGAACAGCCGCAGGCCCAGCCCGCGCCGCAGCCGCAGCGCCAGGCCCCGAACATCGCCCCGGCGGCGCTGGCATGGATCGCCCACAATGATGGCTGGTGGAACAAGGACCCCGTCAAGACCAAAGTCGCGCTGTCGGTCCATGAAGCTGTCGTGGCCCGCGGCATCCCCCCTTCCTCCCCTGAGTATACCAGGGAACTGGACAAAGGCATGAAAGCCATGTATCCCGATCATATCGCCTACGGCCGCCAGGACGCAGGTAGCGACGCCAGGGACCCCACGCCCCGGCGGACGAATGTGGTGGCAGACGGATCCCGCGAAACGGGCCGTGTGACCAACCCGAACCTCGTGGAGTTGACGTCGTCTGAACTGGCGATCGCCAAGCAGCTCAATCTTTCACCGCAGCAATACGCTGCGTCCAAAGCCAAGCTCGCACGAGGCACAGCATGACCAGCGAATACAATGACCCCTTTGCGGCGCTCACGGCGCCGTCTGTCCGGGCCCCGCGTTCGCTCGACACGCGCGCCAGCACCGAGCCCCGACGGTCATGGGTGCAGCCTTCCGTTCTTCCTGAAATCGAGCCGCGCGACGGCTGGGTCCACAAATGGGTCCGCACGGATACCTACGACAAGCCCGACAAGGCGAACTTCTCCAAGCGCTTGCGCGAGGGGTGGGAGCCGATCGACGTCGCAGAGTATCCGGAGTTGCAGAGCTACTCCGGCGGCAAGACGAGTGGCCGTGCCGAAGTGGGGGGGCTCATCGCCTGCCGCATGCCGTCCGAGATGGTCAAGCAGCGCAGCGACCACTATCGCGGCGTCGCCAAGCAGCAGGAATCCTCGGCGGAAGAGCACTACATGCGTGATCAGGATGAGCTGATGAAAAAGTTCCATGAAAGCTCCCGCAGGGTAGTCTTTGGCCAGTCTGGCCGCTAACGCAACAGGAGGGTGGCGATGACCACTTCAGCCTATCCCTTCGGCATGGTTCCCGTTCAGAACCTTGCCGCCGGGTACAACACGCAGGGCTACGAGACCTTCAACATTCTCGATGGCTACACCACGGCGATCTACTTCGGTGACGTCGTCAAGATGGCCACGACCGGCCTCATCCAGAAGGACACGGGCACGACCACGCTGACCCCGTACGGCGTCGCCGTCGGCTTCAGCTATGTCGATCCGACCTACGGCTTCTGGAACAACGCCCAGTATTGGCCGGCCTCGACCACCACGGGTGTCTCCACTGGGCCGCTGCGCCCGTCGGTCAAGGTCGTCGACAACCCGAACGCCGTGTTCATGATCCAGGCCGACGCCACCGTCGACCAGACGGCTCTCGGCGCCAACGCCGCGATCGTCCAGACGGCCGGCACCTCGACCTTCGGCAAGAGCAAGAACGCGCTCAGCGCCTCGTCGATCAATACGACCGACACGCTGCCGCTGCGCATCGTCGGTCTCGCCGACCTGCCGAATAACAGCTGGGGGGACGACTATCCGATCCTCCTGGTCAAGTTCAACAACCACCAGCTGACGACGCTGACGGGTATCTAAGAAAGGAGATTGAGAAATGGCCGCTATTTCACGCGCTCAGCTCCTTCGTGAGCTTCTTCCCGGCCTCGATGCCCTGTTCGGCATGGAGTACAATCGCTACGAGAACGAATACGCGGAGATTTACACCGAGCAATCGTCCGAGCGGTCCTTCGAACAGGACCAGAAGATCACCGGCTTCCAGACGGCGCCGGTCAAGCAGGAAGGTTCCGCCATCCTGTTCGACACCGCCCAGGAAGGCTACACGGCGACCTTCGTCATGGAGACGATCTCGATGGGCTTCGCGCTCACCGAGGAAGCCTTCGAAGACAACCTCTACGGCAATCTGTCGGCCCGCTACTCGACGGAACTTGGCCGCGCCATGCGCAACACCAAGGAAATCAAGGCCGCGGTGCCGTTCAACACCGGCTTCACGGCGCTCGCGTCGGGCGGCTATGGTGTCGGCGACGGCGTCCAGCTGTTCTCGACCGCCCACCCGCAGGTGGCCGGCCCGACGATCGCCAACCGGCCGTCCGTCGCTGTCGATCTGAACGAGACCAGTCTCGAGGCTGCGACCATTCAGATCGCCAAGTGGACGGACGATCGCGGCAAGCTGATCAACGCGCGCGTCCGCAAGATGCTCGTGCCGGTCGACAACCAGTACGTGGCGACTCGCGTGCTCGATACCCAGCTGCAGCCGGGAACGGCCAGCAACGACGTGAACGCCCTCCGCGTGACCGCCGCTGTGCCGGAAGGGTTCGCCGTGAATCACTATTTCACGGATCCCGACGCCTGGTTCCTGATGACCGACGTCCCGAACGGCGCGAAGTACTTCAATCGCGTGCCTGTGTCACAGAAGACCGACGGAGATTTTGACACGGGGAATATTCGTGTCGCGGAGAGGGAGCGGTACAGCTTCGGCTTTGCGGATTATCTGGCTATATGGGGAAGCGCGGGGGCGTAGCCCACTAGACACGGCAGAGTAAAACGTGTATAAGGGCCGTCTCTTTGAAAGGAGGCGGCCCTTTGGCTTACAAAACAGGTACTTGCAGGGTATGCGGGCGCGAACGCCGAATAGCGTCTAAAGATTTATGTGGGGCATGCTACGCCCGGCTGCGGGCTAATGGTACTACCGACTACGTGCGCAAAGGCACCTTCACTTTGTGTACCGTAGAAGGATGTAACAATCGCTCGGTCAGCCATGGGCTCTGTCAAACGCATGCTAGCCGTATGCGCAGGCACGGGCATCTGGACCAGACGCGACCAGAAAGCTGGGGCGTTATTAACAAACACCCCCTATTATATCAGTGGAATCAAATACATAGCCACAAAGGACAAATTAAGTGCGCTCCTGAATGGCGGACAGACTTTTTGCGCTTCGCAGCCGATGTCGGTGATAGGCCTTCAGAAAAGCATCGGCTGGTTAGACCTGATAGATCACGCCCTATAGGCCCCGATAATTTCCGTTGGGAGCTTCCGCTCGTTACGCGTGAACCGGGTGAAAGCGACCAAGATTACCAAGCCCGGTCATCTAGGGTGCACCGGGCGGTAAAACCCCAAGCTTATCGAGAGCGCGAACTACGCCGCCGGTTTGCAGGGTTAAAGCTGGAAACTGTCCAAAGCATGTCGGCTTTCCAAGAACATCGATGCGCTATTTGTGGCAAAGAAGAGACCGCCGTATTGTGGGAACGTGTATTATCGCTAGCGGTAGACCACGAGCATAACGCGGGGAAGAAAGTACGCGGGTTGCTGTGCCTTAAGTGTAATAGGGCTTTAGGGATGTTTAAGGACAATCAGGCTAACTTGCTTAACGCAATTGCGTATTTGCAAGATTGCCCTACAGATCAAATGGCGCGCGGCAAGAACCGGTGGGAGCCGAATGTCTTAAGCGTAAACGTGCTTCTTGACAAAACGGCCATAATCCCGCAGACATAACCGCAGGCGCTGGCGGCCTCCCTCCTCCCGGCTGCCCATGTGCCCCGACAACTCGGCCCTCCCTCACGGAGGGCCTTTCTTTTTTCGCCGAGACAGCGTACGTAGTTCGGGAACGCCCCGTGCGGATGGCAAGTCCGTGAGCACCTCCTGCTTGCGGGGCGCAACAAAGGAGACGTAACTTGCCCAATCTCACAAATTTCCCGAATGGCATCAGCTCGTTCGGAATCCCCGTTTTCGGCGGGGGCACCATCCCCGTTACTCCTGGCAACGTCTATTTCGTCGACTACACCAACGGATCTGACGGCAACGTCGGCAGCCTGACCAGCCCATTCAAGACGGTCGAGTACGCCTACAGCGTGGTGACGACCAACAACGACGATGTCATCTGCCTCATGGGCAGCGCGACACATGTGCTCAGCGCCATGCTGACGGTGTCCAAGAGCCGCGTGCACTTCATCGGCATCGACGGGACCAATGGCCGCTTCTACGGCCAGAACGCCAAGGTCAGCCTGACGGCGACGTCTGGCGCGACCAACGTGTTCACGATGAAGAACACCGGCGTCCGCAATTCCTTCACCAACATCAAGTTCATCAATTCGAGCACGGTGACTGAGGGCATCTACTGCGTTGGCGAGGGCGGCGAATACGCCGTTTACACCAACTGTGAAATCTACAAGTCGACCGACCTCGATGAAACGACTGCAGCGCACCTCGTCCACAATGGCGACAGCACGCAGTACATCGGCTGCACGATCGGCTCGCTCGCCGACGCGCTCGTCGGAACGGTGATTCGTCCGGCGGTGAAGCTGACGGCGGGCACTGTCGGCGCCGGGCTCGTCTGCCGCGATACGGTCTTCATCGACTGCTTGCTTTGGACCCAGGCCAGCCACACAACCAGTGCGCTGGTTTATGGCGCCAATGCCACCGACGTCGAGCGCATGCTTCTGTTCAAGCGTTGTGGGTTCATCAACAATCTCGCCAGCTCGGCGACGCCGGCACAGGCTATCGCCATGGGCGCAACCCAGACGGTCGGCAATATCATCTGCGATCCCGGCTGCTTCACTGCCAAATGCACCAAGCTCTCGACCACGACAGGTGTTCTTGTCGCGGGCCCGGCGGTGTCTTCGGCGGCTGGCATCTCGGTCAACGCGGCGTAAGGAACGCAGCGATGGCCAAGGGCAAGATGATGAAGGGCTACGAAAGCTCCGCTGCCGATATGCGCGCCGACACGTCCGGCGCACATGGCAAGGAAGGCTCGAAGAAAGACATGCGCGGCGACCGCAAGGCCGCCGCCAAAATGCCCGCCAAGCGGAAAAAGTAGCGCCATGGCGACGCTCACCAGCAAGGCGCGCAAGAACCTCCCCGGATCGGCTTTTGCCGGTCCGGGGCATTCTTACCCGGTGCCCGACAAAGCGCACGCCGCCAACGCCAAGGCGCGGGCCACGCAGATGGTGAAAGCGGGCAAGCTGGCGCCATCGACAGCGGCAAAAATCAAGGCGAAAGCCAACACGGTTCTGGAAAGAGGTAAGCGGTAATGGCCAGTTATCCGAGCGTCACGACCTATACCCCCGCTAACGCCAGCGCCACAGCGTACGGGACAGCGGTGACGGGCGCGAGCTTCACGCTCACCGCGACCAGTTCCGGCGACGGCCTGGCGCGGCAGGTGCTGTTCACCAACAATTCGTCCAACAGCAAGGCGGGCATCAATATGACGCTCGTCGGGACAGACGCCGATGGGCAAGCGCAGACGGAAGTGCTGGCTGGCCCCGGTGGAAGCACGACGACGGTGTCGGTCAAATTCTACAAGACGCTGACCAGCGTGACGCCGGCGTCGACTTTCGGCGCGGATACCATGGGTATCGGCACGAACGGCATCTGGTACACGCCGACTTTGCCACTCAACGCGCGTAATTCGTCCGTCGCCAATATCCAGGTGGCGCTGACCGGAACCGCGACCTTTACGGTGTCACAGATCTACGACGAGGTGCTGAGCGGCACGGCCACGCCTGCGCAATCCGCGGCGTGGACGTCGATTACAGCGCTCGCGTCGAAGAGTGCCACGACTGTCGGCGCGGCGTCCGCGGGCGCCACGGCAGTCCGACTGTCAACGGCCAGCTATTCCAGCGGCGCGGTGCTCACTGTAAGTATTGCTCAGCCTTGGACGACGATCCGGGCGTAAGGAGTCGGCGTGAGCACGAGCGGCACGACTATCTTCAATTTGGGCTTTCGCTAGGCGATGTGTTATGCAGCCTCATGGCTACAGCAACCACAAACCAAGTCGTCGTTTACCGCGTTCGAAATCTAATCGATGGTAAGCATTACATAGGCGTCACCCGGCGGGGGTTAGGGCGTCGAGAACACGAACATCGCTATGACGCTAAGCAGGCCAGGAGTAACAGCTTGCTCCATCGCGCCATGCGAAAATACGGTGCGGAGAATTTCGTCTTTGAAGTCGTGTACGATTTCGACGGCGACTATGAGTTGGCGATGATTTACGAAGCCGAACTCGTTGAAAAAGAGAACCCCGCCTACAACCTCGTGCCCGGCGGTCTTAATAAGGTTGGGCCAGTGCATCCGGAAACTCGCGCCCGGATGCGGGAGAGTCATCTGGGCATTCCTAACGCGATGAAGGGCAAGAAGCGCCCTCCAGATTACGTCCACCCGCGCAAGGGAAAGAAGGCGAGCCCGGAGACGCTTGCTAGGATGCGCGCGTACGCGGAAAAAAGGTGGCCGCCTAAACCTGAGCCCACGGCAGAAGAAAAAGCGGCGCGGCAGGCTGAAGCACTGCGACGAAAACGCGAAGCTAGGAAAGGGTTGCCAGGCGCTTTTACCGGGCACAAGCACACCCCCGAAACGATTGAAAAAATAGCCGCGGCGCATCGCGGCAAACCCGGTTATTGGAAAGGCAAAAAACGACCGGAGGTAGGCGAGAAAATAAGCGCTGCTTTGAAAGGCAGACCGAGCTGGAACATAGGTAAAACTATGCCGCCGGAAGCGGTAGCGAAAATGGCGGCCACCAAAAAAGGTAAAACCCCACGGCAGACAGAGGCGGTGCTAGCTGCGCGGGAAATAAACTACGCCAAAATGATAGCGTCTAAACGCATCCCTGTGGTATGCTTAGACGACGGGCGGGATTTTGACAGCGCTGCCGCGGCGGATAGCTATTACGGGCTTCCAAAAGGTTCGGTTTCGCAAGTTACATCTGGCCGGTTGAAGACTACGCACGGGCGGCGATTTGCGTATAAGGTAGCCACATGACAACCTCAAATTCTGTCGTGTTTAACTTGGACTTTCGCGAAGCGATCGAGGAAAGTTTCGAACGCGCGGGACTGGAAAGCAGAGTCGGATACGACATGCGCAGCGCGCGGCGTAGTATAAATCTACTTTTCGCCGATTGGGCGAACAGGGGTTTGAACCTCTGGACCTACGAAGAGAGGACTGAGTTGCTAGAGTATGGCGTCGGCGAATACGTACTCGACGCCGATTCAGCATTGGTGGACGTTCTCGATCAGGTGGTGCAGTTACCGCCGGGCCAAGGCGGTCCGGGGCCACAACGTCTGAACATGACGCGTGTGAGCGTCAGCACGCAGGCAACGCGTACCAACCCCGGTATAACTGGGCGGCCTATAGAGGTATTCTACCAGCGCACGACGACGGGTATCACGGCCCATATTTGGCCGTTACCCGGCACTGGGGGGCCGTACACGCTCGTATATTGGTGTTTGCGCCGTATTTATGACGCAGGTGCTTACACGAACACAGCAGATTTGCCCTTCCGGTTCTTGCCCGCGTTTATAGCCGGGCTAGCATTCTATATTGCGCAGAAACGGCAGCCGGATAACATCCAGTTAATTAATCGGCTTGAGGCGGACTACGAGAAGACGTGGCTTCGCGCGAGTGAAGAGGATCGTGAAAAAGCTTCGCTCATGATGGTCCCTAGAGGCAATTCCTACCGCGTCTGGGGGCATTGATGCCGGCTAGTTCGGGGAGCAACACGACGCGTCCGGGCTGGGCCCTTGGGCAGTGCGACATTTGCGGTTTTCACTACCGATTGAATACCTTGAAGGCGGTCATCTTTGACCAACGGGAAACAGGCAGTCTTGCGTGCCCGACCTGCTGGGATCTGGATAACCCGCAGCTGCAGTTGGGGCGCCAGAAAATTTTTGATCCCCAAGCGTTGGCGAATCCGCGCCCAGATATCAACCGGCCGGGGTCGACTTCGTACTTTGGCTGGATGCCGATCGGCAACCCGATCTCGGGCTACGCCACTGGCGAAGTCGGAACGATTACGGTATTGATCAGCTAATCAAAGGAGGCCAGCGATGGCGAACGAACCCTCTGGCATGAAAGCCGCGATGCGCGGCAAGGGCGTGCCGCCCAAGATGACCGGCAGCGCCGCCGGCGGCCTGGGCCGCATCGAAAAATCCGCTGCCGCCGGCAAGAAGGGCAGCGAAAAAGGCACCAACAAGTAGGAGCACGCGATGCGAGTCGTCCTGCCGATCCGGGGCATGCCCCCGACTGTTCCCGCCGGCCCGGTACGCCAGCTCGGCGGCCGCCCGATCGCCGCCTACAAGCGCGGCGGTCCCGTTGGCGGCTATTGCGAAGGCCCGATGACCAAAACGGTCAATCATGCCGGCGCTTCGATGAAGAAGGGCAAGAAGAAATGATGAACAATGACAGAGGCCGCGGCGCCAGCGGCCCGCGCAAGGACAGCAAGATCGTCGAGCGCTACGGCATCAGCCCGCAGCTCGCGCCGGTGCGCAACACGCCGATGACCAAGGAGTGCCTGAACTCCGACGTCGTCGCTGCGCCGCAGACGATGTCCGCCACCCGGCAGAAGTGACGCGCTGAATGACCACGCTCGCGCAGATGACGGCCGACATCGAGTTGTACACGACGTATGACGATACAGACTTCGTTGCCGAGATTCCGCGCTTCATCCAGGCCGCTGAAGAGAGGGTCTGGTTTTTTGTACAACTCCCTGATTTTCAACGCAATGTCACCGGCAGCTTCACCGCCGGGAATGGCTATCTGCAGCTGCCTGATGATTTCCTCGCCTGCGCCAGTCTCGCGGTGATCATGCCCGTCGGTGATCCGCTCGCCGGCGAGTACCACTATCTGCTGCCGAAGGCCGTCAGTTACATTCGCGAGGTCTATCCGAACCCGACGGCGACCGGTGAGCCGTTGGTCTACTCGATCTTTACGGCGGATGAGGACGACACGACGATCCTGGTCGGCCCGACGCCTGACGTAGCGTACGACGCGCAGCTCAATTATTTCTACCGGCCGCCGAGCCTTGTCGACCAGCCGACAGGCACATGGCTTTCCATTCACGCCTACGATACGCTGCTATATGGCGCGCTCAGTGAGAGCGCGAACTACCTCAAGAAAACGGCGGGCATCGACAGCATGGGTGATACCTACGAACAGCGCTTCCTTGTCGGCCTGCAGGGTCTCAAGAACCTCGGCGAGACGCGCGACAAGAAGGACACCTACCGCAACGGCGAGAAACGAGGGCAGGAATGAGTTTCACTGTCGGAGGCACGCTTGAGGGCGGCCATGTCGAGACGATCGTGACCAGCGGGCGCGGGCTTAACCCCGACGAGTTGACGCGCATGGTCCTGCCCAAGATCATGTATATCGGCCCGGACGTGCCGGCGGACATCCGCGCCGCCGCCGAGGCACAGATGGCGCGCATGGAAGCTCTGCTCAAGCACTATTTTGCGCAGGCGCAGCGCTCGCAGAACACCACGATCTATAATGCCCTTCTGAACGCCGGGCACGTCGAGGCGGCGCAACTGGTAAAGGATCTCTGAGATGGCAATCACTCAGGCACTTTGTACATCCTTCAAGACGCAGCTCATGACTGCGACGCACGATTTCACCACGACCACTGGGGATGTTTTCAAATTGGCGCTGTTCCGCGCGCAGGCGTCCATCTCTGGCACGTTCGGCGCGGGGACGACCAACTATTCCGATATGGGCGCCGATCAGGCGACGGGCACCAACTACACGGCGGGCGGCAGTGCGCTGACCAATGTCACCCCGACGTCGAGCGGCACGACGGCCTATACGGATTTCAATGATCTGGTATTCTCGAATGTCACGATCACGACCTCGGGTTGCCTGATCTACAACTCCAGCAAGTCCGACAAGGCCGTGGCCGTGTTCAATTTCGGCGGCGACAAGACGGCGACCGCCGGCGACATGACCATCATCTTCCCGACGGCTGACGCCAGTAACGCCATCATCCGCCTGGTCTAAGGCCCGGCGCCGATAGGAGGCGCGCATGTCGACGACAGGCTGGGGCCGTGGTACATGGGGGTCCGGTCCCTGGGGCACTGGCGTCTTCGACAGCGCTACGCTTACCGGCGTCTCAGCGACGGGCACGCTCGGCAGCCCGACCGTTACCGCCGCGGCCAATATCAGCCTAACAGGTGTTTCGGCGACAGGAACACTTGGCAGCCTGACGATCACGGCAGCGGCTAACGTCAGTCTGACCAATGTTTCGGCGACGGGCGCGCTTGGCGACCCGACGGTCAGCGGAAAAGCTAACGTCAGTGTCACTGGCGTTTCGGCGACAAGCGGGCTCGGGACGCTGACGGTCTCCATCACCGTCGCGGTTGACTTGACCGGGCTCTACGCCACGGGGGCCATTGGCGACCTTCTTGAAACGGGAGCAGCCAACATCTATCCGACCGGCGTGACAGCCACGACAGAACTTGCTAGTGTCCTTGTGTGGGGCCTTGTTCCGCCGGGGCCGCCGGGCAATTGGGTTGTCGTGCCGGGTGGGCCAGGCGGCGGCTGGTCGACTGTACCGTCCGGACCCGGAGGCGGGTGGACGCAAGTGGTAACGTAGGGATCGACGCGCAATGACCAGTACCTATTCCAGTTCCCTGCGACTCGAACTCATGGCGACCGGCGACCAGTCCGGCACATGGGGCGACACCACCAACACCAACCTCGGCACGCTGCTCGAGCAGGCGATCACCGGTGTGCTGTCCGTCGCGCAGGGCGACGTCGCCAATCTGACGCTCACCACCGTTAATGGCGGCAGCGATCAGGCGCGCAACGCTGTCGTTAACGTCACCGGCGCGCTGACCGGCAACCGCAACGTGGTCGTCCAGACGGCGAACAAACTCTACCTCGCGCGCAATTCGACCTCGGGCGGCTTCACGCTAACTTTCAAAACCGCCACCGGTACAGGCGTCGATGTGGCGCCCGGTACGGCGCGCTGGATTTATTCCGACGGAACCAACGTCGTCGACGGTCAGGCGTATGCGTGGAGTTCGACAACGACCGCGCTCCGCCCGAACGCCAATGACGGAATGGCGCTCGGCACCACGGCGTTGGGCTGGAGCGATCTGTTCCTCGCCACCGGTGGTGTCATCAATTGGAACAATGGCAACGTAACAGCGACGCAGTCGGCGAATGCGCTGGCTTTTGCCGGCGTGACGAACGGCGTCACTTTTGATGGTGCTATATCCAATACGGCGGGTGGAATCAGCTCATCTAGCACCGCCGCCGGTACGCTGTTAACATTGACCAGTACCGACGCCGGCGCGACCTCAGGACCAAATGCTGAACTTTATCGTAACAGCGCCAGCCCGGCGGCGAACGATATTCTGAGCATTCTCTACTGGTACGGCAAGGATAGCGGCGGGGCGAAGCAGGAATACGCCTCGACGCAGGTCACGATCGTTGATCCGACGGCAGCCTCAGAAGACGCTGTGTCCGAGGACTATGTCACTGTTGGCGGCGCCAGAACGGCGTTCCTACGGCGTGGTGCGTTGGCTTCCGGCACGGCCGATCCGAATGCGGTCGGTCTGCCTCTCGGCCAGCTTTCTTTCCCTGCTGTTCAGAACCCCTCTTTCAACCCCAATACGCTGGACGACTATGAAGAGGGGACTTGGACTCCAGCTATGACGTTCAATGGCTCGGCTAGCGGAATCACCTACGGCTCTCAATTCGGGTCGTATGTGAAGATTGGCAGATTTGTCTTTGTGCAGGGCGGAATCATCTTGACCAACAACGGGTCTGGTGTGGGAGCGGCAAAAATTACGGGCTTGCCATTTGCCGAAACCGGTGCCGGCAATTGTGGTATGTCTCCGCTCATGACTACATCGGGGTTTTCCTCGGCTAGTGGGATTTTCACGCTTGTGGATAACGCCTCCACCACAATGTCCCTTTATCTCCCAGGGGCCACGGTCGTTACAGCCGCTACCGATACTAACGTGACCAACACAGCCTCATTCTTTTTCTCGGCATACTACTTCACCAGCAACTGAGTGACGGATGAGAATCTCTCTATCTGATTTTCCCGGATTTGACCCCACAGGAGTCACGTCCAGTGACGCTGCCATGTCGGCAGCTATCGCATCCATACCATCTTCGGCAGGCGGCGGGGCTATCGTTATCGATAGTTCGCAGAAGGTGCGGTTGGATACCTCTATCGGATTACAGCAGGGCCAGCAGATCGTTGGCGAGTTCAATTGCCATGCCCATGCTGGTGCGGGGTATTCGTATGCCTTTGAAGAGTCCGGCTCGGCCGTTCGGTTGCACAACGGCGCAGAGATCAGGCTAGACAACGGGGCCGCGCTCAAGAACGTACTAGTCTATCGCGGAGGCATGGAGTTCAACAGCGCCCCAGACTTCAACGAATGGACCGGTGTCGGCGTTCGGCTTGGGTACGGGAATGACCAGCGGCTAGAGGATGTAATGGTCCTCGGTTTCGATACTTGCGTTGCCAATCTTGCAGATCGTGGTTTGAACGGCAATGGCCGCGTGGTCATGGATCGCGTCTATGTGGACGGCAAGAATGGCTTCCGGCTTGTCGGATCGTATGACACATCGTTCTTTGATGAACTGAGGGCGTTCTGTTTTGCAACTCAGGGATACCCCGGCGAGCCAGCGCCCGGTGAGTGGTACGACCCGCGCAAAGATCGCCGTCCCGGCGTCGGGTTTCAGATGCTTGATCGTTCGGATGGCACCAAGATTGGTCGTATCGAGACGTTTGGCTATCTGGTCGGGTTCGATGCGAATTGTGCCTCGTGGTTGGCGCAGCAGGTGACGGCTGACTACCCTTCGACGCCTACTTACCTCGCGCCAGCGACAGCCATAGGCGTCCGTCTCAGGGCAGATGTTGACCCTACATCCGGCAACAGGCCCGTAGATGTTGATCCTAGTCACATCGGGTCGATCCAGGTGTGGAGCTACGGCAAGGGGATCGTCTCGATCGGTAGGCCGGGGCGCATGGCATCAATCGGCAGCGCAGCCTTGGTCAATCTCACTTCGGACGCCGTGACCATCGACGGGGGCGGTGTGCAGATCGACAATCTTGACGCCTGCCTTTGCAGCGGGTTCCCCGTAGCGTTTGCCAAGGCCCCGGATACAGTTACCCGCATACGTGGGAATGCCACTCAGTTCGGCCCGTCGCGCAATAGCTGGAATGCCGCTGTGGTCAAGGCTCCCGCCGGGTCGATCCGGGAGTATGTGGATGTGCAAATTTCCACGGACCAATCGACCGGCTGTAAGTTCTATGACGATGGGGCTGGGAACCATGTTCCGATTTACCGGGAGATACCTAGCGCTGTTCCTGTTCAGCTTCCGCCGCCATCCGGCAAGAGCGTTGACGACTACACCATCACCGGCACGGTCTCCTTCGGTGCTATCCATGGCGGGCAAGGAGGTCGAATCGTACGGCTGCATTTCAAAAGCGCTGTTAGTGTCACGGCCGCTAACGCCACGAATGGGATACGGCTGCCCTCTGGGGCATCTTCGTTGAATGTACCAGCGGGGGCCATCATGACCCTAGACTACAACGGCGCTAAGGATCGGTGGGAAGTCGTTTCGTACGTGGCATGACCGAACCGCTCAAACTCCAATTCAAGCCCGGCATCAACCGCGAGACCACCGATTACGGTAACACCGGCGGTTGGTACGACATCAACCTTGCGCGCTGGGTCTCGAATTCCCCTCAGAGCATGGGTGGCTGGCAGCGGTTCACCGCGCAGCAGGCGCAGGGAACATTTCGTTCCCTGTTCCCATGGAGCACGCTGAACGGAACGCGGTTCTACGGCGCTGGCACGAACCTCAAATATTACCTCGTTTACGGCAACAGCCTCGTCGACATCACACCGATTCGGTCGACCGTTGACCCGATGGCGAACAACCCGTTCGCGACGAGCATCGGAACGACAACGGTGACGGTGACGGACGTCGCCAACGGCTCGGTCGTCGGGGATTTTGTCACCTTCTCCGG